GGGTGTCTCCATCAAATATAATTTTATCTTTTTCAGGAGCATATGGATATTCTTTGCCCTTCCATTGTTTTGTAGTAAGTGTTTGTATTGGTAGTCTATACAAAAATCTACCTATACCCCAGGATACACACGCGCGCTTAAATGCATCTGATACGTGACCTTTATCTTTTTCTACATTAGACTCTGATCCTGTATCTGATTTCCATATCCAAATGTTTTCGTTACAAAGAATACCTACTTTACAAAACAGTAAACCATTTTCTTCGTAGAATATACTTTGCCATTTGTCAGGACCTACCACTTCATCAAGCAGATCTTGACAGTCTCTTGCATCAATATATGCGACACAAGTAGCTTTACCAAATCTAACAGATTGTACTCTCCATTTATATGGTAATTCTTTTTTAAGATCGTTTAAATTCATTTAAATCTTTTTTTTTGCAATTACAAATTTGATAAACCTGCGTATCATTACAGGCTTACCCTTTAATAATAGTAGTAAAGCAATCTCTTTGAATGCAATCACTAATATTTTTTTTACAAGTGTTTGATTTATATTAAGATCATGTGCTATCTCAGCAACAATATCTTTTAGCTTTGATACTTTCTTTTTCTCCTCCATGTGGAGGCAAATATAGTAAATTATTTTTTATTATCAAAATAACAAACAGTTAAATACATTAGCACCATTATGGTTGCAGTAAGTATGAAAGCAAATATGTAAGGCATAATAGTAATTACAATTACATATAATACAACAAAAACTGTAAGGGGATAACGTGTTATTATTTTATGCATAGTCTATAAATTTTGTTATGTGGCTTTTAAATCTTAGTCTTACTTCACCAACACCAATATTTCTACCTTTTGCAAAAATAATATTTGCATTACCTTTTGTAGTATTACCATCATCATCAAACTCAATGCCATAGTATTCAGGACGATATATTAACATAACAACATCAGCTGCTTGTTCTATTTCACCTGATTCACGTAAATCAGAAAGTGTCGGCTTGCTGTTGTTACGCATACCTACGCCACGATTTAGCTGACTAAGAGCAATAATTGTAATATCAAGTTCTTTAGCTAGATTTTTTAATGATCTTGCTACTTGACTAACTTCTTGTTCACGAGTTGTTGATTTAGTTTTATATGATACTAGCTGTAAGTAATCTACCAAAACTAATTTTACTTGTTTATCTTTAACATAATCTTTGATTCTTGTAATTAGATATCCAAGAGATGTAATATTAGCTTCATCAATATGCAATGGTGTATTTTGTATAGTGCCTACAGCATGATGTATTTGTTTCATATCATCATTACTAATTGTACCATTTGTGATATAGCTATTGTTTATTTCTGATTCCATAGATGTTAATCTACGTATCAGTTGTATTGCGCTCATTTCATATGAAAATATAACAGTGCTAGTATTACTATGCTTTGCTGCATTATATGCAAGTGCTAAAGCAAAACTAGTTTTACCCATGGATGATGCACCGCCTACGATTATTAAATCTGTAGATTGCCACCCACCAGTAAAACTATCTATATCTTTAAATCCTGAGGCTATACCAAGTAAACCATCCGTATTCATTCTAGTTTCTGTATCTTGTAAGAAACCAGTAATCTGTTTAGATATACTTGGTAGTTGTTCAGGAGTTTTTATAGACAGTTTTGATACTTGTGTATTTACATAATCTACAAGCGGTTCAATATCCTCTCCTTCTGATAATTTATTATTAATATCATTTACCAGAGCTGCTAGAGTATTTTTGTGATAATTTTCTGTAAGTGTAGCTATACAATTTGTAATCTTAACAGGTGAATATCCTACATCTAACATATGTGCTAGATTATAGGATATGTTTTCACCTTTAACAATTTTAGATAAAGATACAATATCAATATCTTTGTTGTTATCTTTAAGTTTACATATAGCTATGTAAGTAGAAATATTCACAGGAAATGTAAATAAGTCCTTGTGAATTAAATCACCATATTTATCTAATAGCTCTGGGCTAATAATTAATTTACCAAGGAGAATCTGTTCAATGTCATATAACTCCATGATCGTTGTTTTTGCAAATATAATTATTTAATTATAACTTCATTTTTTGTAAACATCCACTGACACCATTTAGATTTGTGTCCATTATTACGCAT